ATCATCGCTTGATGACATAACAAAGTTACGACCGATCTTCTGCTTCTCCCACACGTAACCATTGAGCTCTCGGTAGTCTATTATCTCTACATTGTCTCTTGTTACCTTGACCGCACAGTTGTTGTAGTATATGTACGAGTCATCTATCGTGTCAACCATGAACATTGGCTCTACCTTAGATACGTAGTTCAAGAATGTCTCTTGGAAGAACTTCGTGTTGATAGCAAAGAAGTTGTACACAGACATATCGTCAATCCCAAGCAAGTACTCAAGGACAAAGTCCTTTATAACCTCCTCGTTTACATCAGATATCGTGTTGTCAAGTACCCTAACAAATACAAAGTTGTTCGACTCAGCTGGGTAGTACTTATAGAAACCATTGATTCTCAAGTACTCCCTAAACAGGTGTGGTACAAGATCAATCTTGCCCTTGCTTGTCTTGGTCCAGAATGTATTGCTGTCAGCTGTCTCGATCAAGTAGTCGATCACATCAACACCATGCTTAGACTTGATGTCATTGCTCGGAACGCCCATCTTCATGTCGTTCTTTATGCTGACCGTCTTATCTATGTCCTCGTAGAACTTGGTGCCGTGTGATGCGGTGTTGCGGTATGCAGACCATATGATAGTGCCGATCTCCTTCTCCATGTCTCCATCGTCATAAGACATCAGTACCGACTTGGCCTCATCTTGAGGTATGCCAAACTCATTTAGTGCTGACGCTAGGATGAATAGGTTATTGTTTCTCTGACCCTTGATCATTCCGTAGCTTTTGTTCCACCATATTGTTAGGCGTCTAGTAATCTCGTTAGTGTCATTTATAGTAATCTTAGGTCTAACGTACACAGCTTCAGATGAATCAGATTCCATGTCCTCCCAAGTTGATGACAGCTCATTTACATGTATGTCCTCGTCATACGACTCGTAACACACACGTGAAATATTTTTACAGCTTACGTCAAACTCATCACAATCATAATATTTTTTAAGTGATGCAAAGTATTTCTTATGATTCATTGGGTCCTTTGGTATCCTTACTAGGACCTTAAGACCGTCTCCAGATGGTGACGTGAACACGCAGTAGCTGTACTCATCCTCCATCAGTACCACTCGCTTGTTGTACAGGTCCTGCTCGTTCTTAAATCCATCGAAGTCTATGCATATAAATCCGCTGTGCTCTATTATCGCATTGTCAGATCGTTTGCTAAAGGTACCAGAGAAACATATCGCTGGTAACTTCTTCTTCTTTTCGTTACGCTCGTCCTTGGTAGATGCATTCCTAACATCTAGTACCTTGTCCCTTGAGGCACCATTTCTTATCCTATCTATTGCCATAGAAATATCCTTATAGAACGGTGCCGCAGTGTCGTTGATTGTTCTAAAGTATGTTATCATTTGCTTAGTTCCTTTTTTAATTTAGTTAAGTATAATATATTGTCCATCTGCTCCTCTATAGCGTGGTCTATCCATTCGGTTACAGACAGATCATCTCTGTCCATTGTGTTGTTATACTTCTTTATTCCCTTTATCGACCTTTCTTTAAATCGAAAAATTACAGAGTCGACAATGCTGTCAACCTGCTCGTGTGTTGAATTTGAATACCACATATATATAAAATTAAAGATTACTTAAAAAGAGGGTAGGCCATCCATAACTGCCTACCCAGAGTTTTTCCAAATATGGTTGGTTAACCACAGAACTCTAACTGTACCTATGAAGTGAAGTCGGGACAGGACTCGAACCTGTACACGTGACCATCTCACATCCCGACTTATTGACCTATTTAATTGTTACTAATTGTTATTTCAAAATGATACATAAGAAATGCAATTCTAATACACTTATCTTCAAAGTCAATTGCTATCATTGGAGTAATAGATATTACATTCCATGCTTTATAACTGTTAATTAATTTTGCTTTCATTTTTAATATTATTTAGTTGTTTGGAATAAAATTAATTGTCATAGACACTAACTGTCCATCTTCCTGTTTTGTGTACTCTACTGAGTCAACACTTACTAAATTTATTCCCATATGATTAGGAAATACATCTACTGGTATTGGGCAGTAAGCATCATTCATTACCACATCTTCAATCATTACTTTTTCTTTTGTCATAATTATTAGATTTAAATTATTACTAAACTATTTTTTTTTCATCTTACTCTCAAACCAGTAACCTATGAACATTGGCATTGATATCCATCCTAACAATACAGACCATACGATGTTGAACATCTGTCTACTTGTGCCAATGTTTGGCTCATGGACCACACCAAATGTAAACACGGTGGAGAATAAGTAATACAGTAACCACATGATTAAAAAGGTAAGTCCTCGTCAGCATTGTCACCAACAGGTGTCTGCTTAACTGATTCGATCATACCCTCTACTCTCCATGCCTCTAAGTTATTGAAGTACTTTCCGTTGTACTCCCTACCTCTGATTCTGAATGATACCTCAACCTCTTGACCCTCAGCAATCTGATCTAACTTGTCGCAGTTAGTCTGTGTCAGTTGGAATGCAATATCCTGTGGATACTTCTCGTCTGGAACATTTAATACAAACTCACGCTTTTGGAACTTGTCAGTAATCTGAACCGTGTCGTTGATCACCTTGATCAACCCTTTCATTTTGAATTCACTCATTTGTTTTTTGATTTTAGTAAATTATAATACTCATTTGCATACTTCTCGGCAGCAGCTAACCGTTTGTCCATCTTGACAATATCATCGCTCGTAAGCTTTACAGGAACTATCGTAGCTCGAAGTTCGTCGTCTAGGTCCTCCATGTAGTGCAGGCTGTCATGCTCATAGTCTGGTTTCAACGCCTCGGGGGTTGTCGTAAGAATAAATGCAACCTCACCGTCTGACCAGTCATCTCCCGTCATCTTAGTTAGCATGTACAAATAGTGTTTTACTTGCCACTCATAGCCACTATCGTATGCCTTCTTAATTGTTTTAGGGAACGTCTTCTTTGACCATGAGGACTTCAAGTCGATCACCTTCCTTCTTTCACAATCAACAACGTCTGGGTGACCACCCGATATGCCGTACTCAAGCTCGTAGAAGTTATCGAACGACTCCTGTTTATGGTAGTCCGTGAAGAAGATGCGGTTGTATATCTCGCATGACTCTGCCTCAACGTCCCATCCCTTCTGAGTCTTCGAGTTGGAGAAGTTCTCCTCGTACTCGTACACTTGCCTATCGATGATGTCCTCGATCAAGCCCTTGGCACCTGTGCTCAGCTCTACCGAATCCATCTTTAGCTCTAACTTGTCACGGTCCTTAGCCTGTGCCTCTGTTAGCTTGACCTTAGACTTAAGGTCGTTTAGCTTTGCCAATTGGATGTCAGTCAGTCCGTCATCTCCCAAGAACAATGGTGCACATGACGATGATCTAATTCTTAACTTCATTGAGTACCTCCATCTGTTCGTTAGTAATAGTGTAAGCTTTCTTGATCTTATCGATCGTTGTTCTGCCCGACTCTAAAGCCTCAACAGCCTTGGCAAGTTGTGCGTCTGATAGTGTAGGTAACTCCTTCTTAGGCAATGGTCTGGTGCTAAATCGCAACGCATCAACCAATCCTTGTGGACTCTTTACCTTCTCTGTCATCATGACAATCTGCTTGCCTATGTATTCGTCGGGGTTAAAGGAATTAAAGAATGTCTCAAGACGCTTGAAGTTTGACCTATTGCATATCATTGGCTTGTCAAATTCTTTTAGCTTGATGAACACCTTGTCCTCCTTGCCCATCTCTCCGACAAATACATCTTGATATATTCGATCGATCGTGACAATCTTTGGCTCGTATTTTCCATTCACTTCCAAGTCCCACGAGCCTAGGTACTTGTTGTCTTTCATTAGATTTCTCCAGTGTGCCATATATATTTATTTAATTAGGGGGTTACAAAGATTGTAATATTTCTTTTAAACGCAATGAATAATCATCTTTTTTTATCAACAATTTGCGTTTTCGCTCTGTTAAGTACTCTAAATTGTACAGAGTTGGCTCTAGATGTGCATAGTGCATCAGCATTATTATCTTCTCTAGCTTGTTGTGGCATACATCTACGTTTACCTTATAACATCCTGCTAGCCATCCGATGCTTTCGAATATGTACATCTGCTCGTCTGTAATCTTTTCGTACTTGTCGTTTGATGTCATGGTGTTCATGACCTCAGTCCGATTGTCCTTATCGAATACCTCTATCTTAACTCCGTGGTCTATGTACCAAGAGCTGTGACCCGTTCGGTATACTTTGTTCTCCGATTCTAGGTCTTTCCATGCTTTATTTTGGGACATATCGAAGCATTTTATTTTCTACTATAAAGTACTCTGTGTACTTATTTTCTTGGTATATTACAGATACTCTGTAGTCACCTGTTTTTAGTCTTGACGTGATTAGTATGTACACTTTATTTGTGTTAAACTGATCGACCCAATTCATGAATATAACTACGTCTGATTCTCTAACTATGCTTTTCTTTGTGGTGTCGTAGTCATTTTCATCTAACATTTTAAACGTTTTGTGTATGGCTTCTTCCCTAGTCTTTGCCGACGTGTAGTAAACCTTGTCTCCACCGCTGTATTGTATTGTGTCAAATCCAGTAAAGACTTGAGCGAATGATGTTACCGACATTCCGAGGAATAACATCGTGATTTTAATTGTTTTCATATAATTTAAATTTAAGTTAGTAATTCAGACATCGCCTCAAACATCGTAGCGACTACGAATACGGATGATATCATTAGTGTAGCTATAAATATTATCATTACCCATCTGATGTTTATAAAAAACCTAGGTAGTAAACATGACAGCAGTAGCACCGACATGGAAATTAAAAAATTAGTCATCGTTCAAGTGTTTTAAAAATTTATCCCTCTCCTCTCTGCTATTCGCAGTCCTTACGTGGACCCAACATATATAGAGGACCCTCCTCTGTATATAATACACACAGTTTCCAAAGAAATCTATGCCTGCAATACATCTGTAATGTTTCATTTTGTTTGTTGTTTATAGTCAATAATAAATCCGATAGCAACGATTATGTTCATGCCCAATGATGCTAGTATCTCCTTGATGTCGGAGTAGACATGTATGCTCAAGTGTATGTGACCCACCATCCAAAATGGTATCGATAAGTTCTGGCTCACCCATACAATAGCGTACCTTATAAATCTAGTTCTCATGCATGTCATGTATTACTATCTGTATAACCGATAAGTCGATCGATGTTACACTCGTGTCGGGGTCAACGAAGAACATGTTGAAGTAGTGCATAGCATCGTCCTTGTTGTCTGCCCATACCCTGTCGACGTAGTCGTCAGTACCCGATAGGGTGTAATTAATTCTGAATGATTTCATAGCTTGCAGATATATATAACGTTATTACTATCGCCAAATTTTCTCAAGGCTTCAGCGTAACTCCTTGCGTCTATGTTCACTCCCGAACATAGGTTGTCTGATATTGTGTAGCAGATGTGGTATCTTGTCATAGCTCTAGTTCTATATGGTTAATAACTTGGTATTCGTAGTCAACGTCGTTGTTGTATGGATATGCCTGTATGATATACTGCAACCATTCACGTTCGTTCGTGAATTCATACTTCGGCATGTAGTCTAAGTGCACGTCAAATTTTCCCTCAGAAAATTCAATTGTTTGCCACTCGTCTAGTTCTTCGAATTGTATGCAGTGTGTTTCGACTCCGTGAGTCAGCTCTACATATCGGATGATAGGATTGATTTTTGCTTTCATAGTGTTGGTTTTTGTTAAGTTGTGTTAAAAAATGTTGGTTAATGTTGGTTTAATGTTGATTTGAAATTTTGTAAGCCTTGGTACGACTAGGTTAGTGTTAGAATGTTAATTTTTACCCTTTAGTAGAGAAAAAAAAATAAAATATATATATATATAGTATATAGTATTACTATATACTGTAATTATTTTAATTTCACGCTAGTTTTAGCTTTAAAATCAACATTTCAACACAAAGTCAATGATAGTAAGGGTTTCGTGAAAAAAAATCAACACTAAATCAACACGAGTTAACACTAGTATTTGTTAAACGATTGATTGATAGGTTGTTAGCTGATTTGATTTCAACACTCACAATCACAGGTTGATTGTCGAGCCGTCGTTCAGATTAAAGATTGCTTTTTGGTTGTTCTGTAGTCCAACGAAGACAGCCTTGCTCTCATTGTCATATACCCTTGAGATATCTAGATAGAGCCATCCATCGTCGACCCATCCACCAAGGAAGTTCTCGTCGACTGATAGCTCTAGACCTTTCTCTGCGATGAATTGATTGATTGTCTGTTCGATCGATTGGCGGGTCTCGTCTATTGGTGTATGAGAGCCTCCCTTTAGGCTGACCACATAGCCAGATGTTGGGGCTGTTCCTAAGGCTAAGTTAAATGTAGCTCCACCATTCTGAATGATGGAGTCTACGAAGTCGTGTAGGTTGTTCATGTTTATAGGTTTTAAAGGTTAATATTTTCATCATTTAGTTCAAGAGATTTCTCGTAGTCAGAAAGAAATTTCTCGTAATCAGAAAGTAATTTTATTAGATTTGTCGTTTGCAATTCATTGAATGTATTACTTAATGTCTTAATAAATCTATCAGCGTTATTTTTTCTTACTGCTCTTTCAAATGCTTCAAGCACCTCTCCGTTGTCAAATTGAAATAGATTTTTTCTTTCTTGGTTGTTCATAAGTTCTAGGTTTTAAAGATTAGTTAATTATTTTAATTCTTCAGCGTTCCAAATTCTTCGATGTTCATTGGTTTGAAATAACATACCAATGTAATCGGTCGTCTTGTCGAATGGAATATCTCCACCGCAAAAATTATTATTCCTTACCAGAATTTCGTGGGCTTGTTCTTGTGTCATAAGTTCTAGGTTTAAAAGGTTAGTGTATCAATCTCATCGTAAAGTTCTACATACTCTAGTGGGAATCTTTCCTTTAGTGATTGTATTAATTTTGCATGGCTGTATACCTCATAGCCATCTCGCTCTGCGTTAACGATTGGTTGGATGACCTCTGCGATTTGGCTATCGTCTAGTGTTGTTACTAGGTAGAAGTCCTCTTCTGACCATGCTGTTGTGCTGATTCTAATTACTCTCATGTTTTCTAGGTTTTATTGGTTAATATATCTCTCGTTAAATTGTTCTTGAGTCACCTCAGTATTGTCGATGCCCAAGTTGTATGCTATCTCTGCAACGTATTCTTTGTTATCGGGATTCAATATGCTATCGGGCCAATATCCTGTGCATGTTTCGGTTTCTTTTACTATAGCACATCCGCTTAATATTATTGTTGCTATTAAAATTAATATCGCTTTCATAGGTTCTAGGTTTTAAAGTTCGTACTCGTTTCCATCCTCATCATAATACATATCGTCATCAATCTCTTCCCACTCTGTGTAGTAATATTCTTCTTGCTCATATGCTTCGTTAAGTATGAATTCATCAGATAGACCTTCCATACCACCACGGCTTCTAAGCCAATCAATTAAGTGTTGCTCCTCAGAGAAGTATAATTCTCCATCTCCAACAACAAATCCTTCGTTCATACCACGTCCCGTAGCATCACATTTTCTTGCATATCTTTCCATAAGTTCTAAGTTTTAGTTGGTTTAAAAAAAAGATTTTGTTGACACTTCCTCGTGAGTGTATTCCGATACAAAATCTAATAAAAATCTTAAGCAATCGATAGGTGGTTTCGAATGTGTACTTCTTCCTTTGCTAGCCAACACATTCTAGATACTCTTGGGTTTGTTGCATTAGTATCCATAGCAATAAATAATGATGGTACCATGCCCCATCACTCGGCATTTTTTACTTGGTTAGTTACATTTTAAGCATTGTGGTCTCTGTCCCATCGTCTCCATGTTCTGGAAATTCTCTATTAAATTTATCTTGATGTGTTTCCCAAAATCTAATGTCAGACAACCAAGATATTGAGAACTTTTCTAGTCCTGCTTCAATGCACATGTCGTAAACTTTCTCCGTATCTCTAGCTGTAGGGAAGTTCTTATCGAAGGAATACATGTCATTTAATACTTCGTTACGTCCTGTGTCATCTCCTACTACATAACCTCCACCACTTGTAGTTACTAGTTCAACGGCATGTCGATTAGTTCTTGCCCATGCATATCTTTTATTAGACATGTCTTCTTTTGCCTTAGCTGTTGAGCCTTGTATAAAGCAAGCCTTAAAGGTTTTTAGTAACTCTACCTCTGTCATGGTAAAGTCTACGAGGATTGTCTCGTGCTCTAGCACACACTCTAACGTTACTCTGTTACCTACTATCTCGTGTACCTTGTGGTCACGACCTTGCATTTTTCTGTGGTTTACATTTACGATTGCTCTCATTGTTTCTAAGTTTTAATTGGTTAATTAATCTTGACAAGCATACAACACTTGAATCAAGCTATCGTATAAGAACATCCCGTTGTATGTCTCAAAGCCAAATCGATTGATAGTGATGTCGCTGTCATTTAATTGTAGTGTGGTGTAAGTTCCCGTGCGTTGACCATAGCTGTCTTCAACGCATACATAGTAAGTTTTCATGGTTTCTAATTTATTTGGTTAAGACGGCACGAATGCCGTTTCGATTATTTAAATCTCATCAGTTAACCTTGTTACCATCCTCCATATGGCTCTACCTCTAAGTCGTTAAAATTCATTATTGAATCAGATAGTGACCACTCGTACCATGCGACAAGCACATCGTTACCTAATACCTCAACTACTTCTCCTACTCCGTGACCATAGTTGAATTCTCCTACTATGTCTCCTACTTTTAATACGTTCATAATTTCTAAGTTTTATTGGTTAATAAAATCTTGTGGGCTCATCTTGATCAAGTCCTCTTCTCTGAAGTTCTTAAGGTCTTGTAACTTGCTTCTATCTACATCTATTATCCCGTGTACAGGGTGTTTGATGTCGTTGATGCCTACGAAGTTGATGTTACGAATCAACTGCTCTCTGATTTCAAGTTCTCTTGTCATAATTTCTAAGTTTTATATGGTTAATGATTATCTCCAACCTCTTACACGTAATCGGTTAGTTCTTACTAATGTGCCCTCAAAGAAGAAGCCCCAAATCTCGAATGCTCCCTCGATTCTAATGATTTTGCTAGTCATAATTTCTAGGTTTTTATTGGTTAAGACAGCACCTTGCGAGTGCTGTTTCGTCTCATAAAGACTCATCAGTTAACCTGTGTTAAAATGAACATGAAGTTCCGTGCACGATAGCATTGTAAACGACTACTGCTACTACTAACATTAAGCCTAAAGCAAATGTTAAGGGGGCTGTTAAGTTTTTCATTGTGTTAGGTATTTGTTGGTTAAGACGCCTCACGGCGTTTCGGTCATTAAGACCTCATCAGTTAACCTTGTTGCAAGCCACGTGAAACTGCTTGCCCTCTATTAATCCCTACTAGTGTTGTTATTCTAGTGGTTCCGACACACAACCACCCGAGTAGTGTATTGTGTGCCCTAGGTATGTCCTAGTCTTGTGCTATCTTATTGACCTCCTCACCGATTGCAGTCTCAAATAGTATCGTATGTCAAATTGTCATGGTGACCTCTCGTCAGCTGAGCCGTTGCCCTCTGCAATACTAATGCTAAAACTTTGAATAAGTAACACTTTTTTTGAAAGTTTTTTTTGCTTGACATGTTAAAACAGCGGATTATTTGTTGCATTGCTTTGATAATCAACACGTTACACGACGAAAAAAAAGATGAAAAAAGTTTGTTTTTTTTTGTTACGTGATGATATAACCTCCCCTATGAAGACATGAATTGCTATCAGATTGGCTTTCCTGTTGGCTCGATTGGTCGCTCGATTGGTCGGTCGGTCGGTCACCTTGTCAGTCATTCTATTTAACATAATGCAAATTATATGACAGCCTCATCGAGCAGTCGAGCGGACGGCAGGCTTGTTACCTGTGTAATATACAGCACAGGAGGGCGGACGGGGTGACCATGGAAAAGCTAGAAAATCCGACCTCAATTTCTGAAAACGGAGACCCCCCCCTTCGATTGGAAAGCGTTTCCCCCTAGCGAGCGATCACGTCAGATGGGGGTATTACCCAAAACCTATGAATATCTAACCCCAAATTTTTAATATCTTTGTAAAATAAATAGTATATTTGTATCATGAAGATATACATAGAAAATAGGTTACCATACGGCTTAAATTTAGGAATAGAATTATTCCAACCTGACGATCTATTTGACGAGTATGAGCTTGAGATTAATTTGTTAATAATAAAAATAGTATTAGTATGGCACTAAAGTTTGGAAGAAAGACTGGAATTACATCATATGTTGATGGTAAAGGTCAGGTACATTATACCGAAGAAGAGTATGATGCATATCAAAACGCAGTATCTGCGGAGAAGCAAAGAAGAAGTGATTATGACGCAAGTGTTTCTAGCTACCAAAGTGCTCTTGATTTATATGAGAACGGTCCTAAAAAAACTCCATCGGCTACCGAAGGTATTAAACTTAAAGGAAAGTCAAAAGGCAAAGATATTGCTTTTGAAGAGGGTCAGGCTATAAGTCCAAAGGAACAGAATAGAATTATGGATGAGCGTATAAAATCTGGAGAATATGTAAAACTAAGTGATAAATCAATAGACCCTACCACTAGGTCTTATATGTCTCAGATGACAGGTGTTTTTGGAAAAATGGATGCTGCTGATTATGATTCAGAATCTTACGTACCAAAAGGAACAAAGGTAAATAAATGGTCAGATGTATATGGTGAAAACTTTAATCCTGTTGAGTTTCACAAAGCAGGAAAAGAGGGAAACCTGGATGAGTATATGAAGAAAAATAACCTTAAAGAAGGACAATTTTTCATGCCAAATATTTCACCTCAACGTAAGTATAAAACTCCAAAAGCTCCTGGAAAGTATGTAGAGAATCCTCCTATTAAGGACATAAGTCCAGACGCTGTTGACTGGAAGCCAATGGCTAATATGCCTGCTAAGAAAGCTTTTATAACTCAAAAAACAGGTAATCTTAAAGGAAGTCCTACTGCTCCAGAAGAGTGGTCTTCTCCCATTTTGAAAGAGAGATCTAAAACAAAGGGTACTAGATTATATCAAGAAAAAAATGGTTTGCGTGCTGGAATGACTAATGCGGCTACTGTAGGTAAATCTAAACCTAATAAATTACAATATAACAGAGAAGCAAAAACATCAGCCGCGTACTTTGGAAATAATGTATTTGAAGGTGAAGTAACAGGTAAGAATGCTTCGGAGTTAAAAGACATGAAAAAGGCTACAAAGCAGACACGTAATGAAGCTTTAGCTCGTGGCAGTTTTAATAGTGCTATTGAGCTTCAAAAGGATGTTAAGCAATTAAGACGTGCTGGAGAATATGCTAATAAAGGTGGTATTGCAAAACAATACGGAACTGGTAAAATAATTGAAGGTCAAGACTCAAAGTTAAAATACTTTACTCCTGAATTAACAAAAGGAGTTAAAAACGAAAGAGGTGTTGTTGAGCGTGATCCTGGAGCTATGGCTGGTTACAAAGAAGCTCAAGCATACAAAAAACAGCAAGTTTTTTCAGAAGGAATGTCAAACTTTAAAAGCTCAACTGATAATATGGCGAATGCAAATAGTATGAGAAAGAAACAAGAATCATTATCTGGAACTGATTCATTTATTAATCCTACAAGAGCCATAAAGATGGAAACAAAAGCTTCAAATTCTGGCATGACCAATAGAGAGGCAGGTAAAATTGCAAGATCACAAAGAAAAGAAGAGATAAATATCATGAAAGCTCTTGATAAAAAGATGAAAATAAACTAATAAAATAAAATTAACAACAAAACCCACTTTAATCGGTGGGTTTTTTGTTTTATATGCTAAAATTTTATTAAATTTGACCAAAATATAATAAAATGATAGTAAAACAAGTGCATTTTGGCGATGAGGGCCAAAAAAAGTTGAAAAACGGAATCAAAATTATCGCTGGGGCGGTAAAGAGCACCTTAGGTGCAAGAGGTCGGACTGTATTAATAGAGTCTGAGCACCATGTAGGTGGTTTAACAGTCACGAAGGACGGTGTAACGGTCGCAAAGTCGATCAACCTGTATGACCCAACTGAGAACCTGGCTGTAATGATGATGCGTCAGGCGGCAGACAAGACGGCAACTGTAGCTGGTGACGGTACAACAACATCAATCGTGTTAGCTGAGGCTATGATCGACTCTGCTGACAAGCACATGGGATTCAATGAGAACGTTATCGAGGTGATCCGTGAGATCAATGACATTACGGGAACAATTGTATCTAGACTTGAGAAGATGAGCAAGAAGGTGAGTGGCAAGAAGTTATTTGACGTGGCATCTATCAGTGCAAACAACGACAAGCAGATCGGTAAGATGATCTCTGATGCATTTAACGAGGTTGACATGGTAACTGTTGAGAACAGCATGAACTCGGAGACACATGTAGAGATTATTAGCGGAATGAAGATCGATCGTGGTTACACATCGAAGTACTTCATCAACGAGCAGAAGAAGCAGGAGTGTATACTTGACAACCCATACATTTTAATTACAGATCACGAGATCAACAATTTATCCAACTTAGAGGCTATCTTAGCACCAATTGTAAGCCAAGGCAGGTCGTTATTGATCATCGGTACACTTGGACCAAACGCAATGAACACATTAAATGTGAACGTGGCACAGGGCAAGATCAAGGCTTGTAACATTATCCCCCCATCGTTTGGATACAGGAAGAAGGACCTACTAGAAGATCTAGCTGTAGCACTTGGAGGTACGTACCTATCTGAGGACACTGGAGACGACTTAACGCTTGTTACTATGGCTGACTTAGGTAAGGCATCGAAAGTTGTTGTGAAGAAGAATATGACAGTATTTATGAATGTCGCTGAGGTTAAGGAATCTATCGACATGAGGGTTGCTGACTTGAAGCATCAGATATGGGAGACAACTGACGCAAACGACAGAGAGTTCTTAAAGCAGAGAATTGCAAATATCTCTGGCGGTGTTGGTGTTATCTACGTTGGTGCGTTGAGCGACATTGAGCAGAAGGAGAAGAAGGACAGGATCGATGACGCTGTGTGTGCTGTTACTGCTGCGATGGACGAGGGTATATTACCTGGTGGTGGTATTGCATTACTTAACTGTATGGATTTGGTTATGGGTGACAGTGTTGCACAGAACATTATGTTCGATATGTTGAGCTCACCATTTGATCAGATACTTTTAAACGCAGGCAAGGACCCATCGGCTATTAAGTTAGAGTTAGAGGGATTAGGCTTTGGTTATGACGTTAAGAACGAGGTATACGGAGACATGATGAAGATGGGTATCATTGACCCAACGAAGGTTACCAAGAACGCACTACTTAATGCTGTATCTGTGGCAACAACAATTATGAGTACAAACGCAATTATAACAAACATAAGAGACTATGAAGGTTCTAAATAAATATATCATCGTTGACAAATTAGTAGAAAAGAAGACCACATCTAGTGGTCTTTTAATGAGTGGAGACGAGTACAAGGACATGCGTTACCAGTACGGTAAGGTAATTAATTATGGTCCACTAGTGTCGGGTATTGAGGTAGGGGACAAGATCATGTTCGACCGAGTAGCTGGTCACGAGGTAATAATAGATGAAACTAGAATGTTCATTCTTCAGGAGAAGGATGTTGTTTGCATTCTCTAGCTTCTTTATTAATTCTTTTTATTGCTATGGCTAGGGTTTTCTGTGCAAATGTAGCGTTCGGTCGAAATACAATATTTCTCCTTGGCGATTCAGGTATAGGCTCTAGCCCTAGTAATTTTCTATAGATACTTGCTATCATCTTTTTACCTTTGAATGATACCTCGTACACATCAAACTCACCCTTCTTTCTTTCTCTCCACTTTGAGATAAATCCATCACGGAGCAGCTTGTCAAATCTAGCACGATCCCAACTCATAAACTTAGCGTACTCTTGGAACTTGGCTCTAGTAAACAATTGCTCTGTATATAGAAACATCAGCATGTCTATGTCTGCCTGTGACTTTATACCGTAGTTGTGTATAGCCCACTTACGTATTATACCCCAGTTCTTTAAAAAATCAAATCGAGCATCTCGTCTCTGATAAATTTTATCTGGTCTTTTTCTTATTACTTTTTTTATTTTTGGAATCATTTGATTATATTTGTATTTTAAAAGCAAAGTTATGAAAAATAGAAAGACAATGGCAACTACTGTAGTCCCTATTAGAGAAAAAAAAATGATTTCTCCAATGGAGTCTTATATGTCGGAAAGCGAAAGATTAAATGCTATACCATTTAAGAACTCTTCAATTAACGTATTTGATAAGAAACGTTACGATATATCTAGAGAATTTGACGGACAGGAAGTGGAAGGTACATTAAGTGTTAGACCTACACTATCTGGAGGAACTATGCAGACAGAGAGATTTGATATGCCTGGTGGAGGAACTAATATGTCAAGAACTAGAATGAACGATATGGGTGAACCTATGAAAAGGGTTGTAAGAGATAAGAAAATTAATCAATAAAATACATAATTATGAACAACAGGGAAATAAAAACTACTACAAAGATGGATGGTAATGATAATCCAACCGTTGGTACTGAATTAATTCAAAAATCTAGACCTAGACTTTTAGGAGGTAAAGTATTTGAAAATCAATACATTGATAGATCATCAAATAATATGAAATCAGAAAAAACCGTAGTTGGCGGTAAAGGTAATATTATTTCTAGTCAAGTGACTGATTATAATAAAATTCCATTTAAGAATAAGGCAATTGATGCTATTAATCGTGTGGATAGACACATAGGAAATTACTTAAATACAGTTGCATATGAAACAGCAAAAGAAATTAAAAATGCTGTACCAACATTAAAAACTGCAGCACATAGAGTAAAAAATATGGTTGATAAAAATCAATACAAAAAGGGAGATAATGTTTATATTGGATCTGGAAATCCAGATGTTCCTTGGGAAGGTGATCAAAAAAAATCTAGCAGACCTACATTATCTGGTGGAGACATTAGAAGAGACGTTATTAATATGGGTAATGGTAATAAAAAAATAATTAAAACAAAATTTGATCAAAATCAAGATATTGTAAAACAAGTTACTAAACAAAAAAAAACAATTAAAAACAAATAAAAATGAAAGCAAAAGCAAAAATGGTTACAGAAAAAAAGACTGGAGAGAAGTATGCTAGCAAAAAAGCTGAAATTAAGCACGAAAAAACTGAGTCTAAGAAGGAAATGGTTAAGGAGTACGGAATGAAAGCTGCATTAGCTAAAATGACTAAGCGTAAGTAATGAAAGATCCTAGGTTAGAACGTGCTGGAGTCACTGGTTACAACCAACCTAAGAAAACCCCAAGTCACCCAACTAAGAGCCATGTTGTGGTTGCTAAGTCGGGTGACGAGGTTAAGCTTATTCGCTTTGGTCAACAAGGTGTTAAAACAAATCAAACGGTAGGTCAGCGTGAGGCGTTTAAGAGTCGTCATGCTAAAAATATCGAAAAGGGTAAAATGAGTGCTGCGTATTGGGCTAACAAGGTTAAGTGGAGTCCAAGCAAGACAGCATCTCCTAGTACTAAATGGAAGAAGGGATAATGCTAATAATTAAAAGACATAAGGGTTTAGGTGACACGGTAGCTGCTATAACTAAGGCTACTGGTTTAGATAAGTTAGTCACTGAGGACTGCGGATGCAATAAGAGAAAGGAGGCATGGAATAATCCAGACCTATTAATAAATAAAATATTTTATGGGACAGAGCAAGACGTCGAAGTACTACGCAAGTAATCCAGAGGCCGCTGAGAAACGTAGGGAGTATCAGAGAGAATTAAATAAGACAGATGCACAGAAGAAGTATCGTTCTGAACACAACAAAGCCAACCGAAAGGCAGGCACATATGGCAACGGTGACGGTGTGGATATGAGTTCGACAAAAAGTGGTAAATTTGTAAAAGAGAAAGCAAGTATAAATCGTGCTCGAAACGGTTCGAACGGTAAGAGCACAAAAAAATAAAAAAATGGCATATCAAAAATTACAGGCATCTAGAGCTGCCGCAGTTACACCAAGTGAGGACTTTCCAATTCCATACGTTGGTGACCCATCAATCACTTGGCCTTGTGTACTATACACTGGTACAGGAGGAGACATTAAAGTTATGACCGCTGGTGGTGACGAGGTTATTTTCTTCGGAACTGCACCTGGTTCATTCTTACCAATCCAAGTAATACAAGTATTTGAAGTTGATACAGCAGCTACAAACATTATAGCACTCTGGTAATATGTCTATATCAATGTCTATATCTGCTGGAGTTGGTTCAATTACCAATGCTCCAATTCTTGGTGATCCCCCAATTAATACAAGTATTCCTAATATAGGTAAAGCAATCATATTACAACCTGGTGTGACAATAACTTGCGATGAAGGTAAATGGGAAAATAATCCATATATCTTTCAATATCAATGGTATCGTGATGGAGTAGTAATATTTGCACCTGAAATTCCAGAATATACATTGACCGCTGATGATGTAGGTAGAAATATTAGTTGTTTAGTTATAGCTATAAATGAATTTGGAAAAACACCTCAGTTTAGTAATTCAGTTTATATATCTTAATAATGACAGGAAAATTCAGTAATCAAGGAGACGTAAATCCAGCTGGCACCATAATACATGAGTGTCCGTTAAATAATATTACTGAAATTTCATACATGAGATTTAATAACTCTGATTCAGATTATATATTAACTGTATCTAAGTATGATAATTCTGTAGATGCACATATTAGATTATACTCTAAAGCTTTAGCTCAAGGTGACACAATTACAGATAATATGTTGTACGTATTAAATACAGGTGACTACATATACGTTGAGTGTAATGTTGCAGCTACTACATATATTATAACTGGTGAGGACATGCCAAATATAAATATGATCCGATGCAAGTAGTTGATGGAGATGGTAACGTATACGGTGAGGACAATTTAGAGATAAATGACGCAAGCGGTAAGCCTAAGACTACTGGCGGAGGTGGTGCCGTATGGGGTGGAATAACTGGAACTCTATCGGATCAGACTGATCTACAGACTGCATTAAATGCTAAACAAAATACATTAACCCCTGCTGCATTAACTAAGGTCGATGATACCAATGTAACCCTAACATTAGGTGGTAGTCCTTCCACGTCTTTATTACAAGCAACTAGTTTAACATTAGGATGGACAGGTACACTAGCTGATTCAAGGATAGCAAGTGCTTCAACTTGGAATGCAAAACAAAATGCAATAACTACTGGCACAACAGCACAATACTTTAGAGGTGATTTATCATTAGCTACATTTCCAACTATTGGCAGTTGGGGCACTTTAAACTACCCAACTTGGAGTACAGGAGCACCATTTGTAAAAATGACTGCTGCTGGTACATTTAGTCTTGATACTAATACATATCAACCTACTCTAATAAGTGGCACAAATATAAAGACAGTTAATAGTACTTCGCTTTTAGGTAGTGGTGATGTTGCAGTACAACCCACTTTAGTAAGTGGAACTTCAATTAAGACTATTAATAGCACTTCTTTATTAGGTAGTGGTAATATTATACTTGGTACTGGAACGGTTACATCAGTTAGTGGAACAACTCCAATTTCTGTATCTGGAGGCCCAGCTCCTGTTGTTTCAATTCAAGTAGCTAGCAGTTCTCAAAATGGTTATTTAGCTAATTCTGATTGGACTAGTTTTAATAATAAGCAATCACAATTAGTAAGTGGAACAAATATTAAAACAGTAAATTCGAATACTTTATTAGGTAGTGGAGATGTAGC